CAGGACGCCGCCAACTCGCGCAGCCGGGACAAGCTGGCCAAGATCGAGTCGTTCCTGTCCGAGTGCGGCAGCAAGATCATCTCGCTGATGCAGCAGTTCGTGACCAGCGACCAGGTCGCCCGGATCACCTCGGTGGCCGGGCGGGCGTGGGTCAACTACGACGCCGAGTACCTGCAGGGCGACTACGACTTCGAGGTCGAGGGTGGCTCGACCGAGCCGCGCAACGAGGCCTTCCGGCGCCAGTCGGCGCTGCAGCTCGTCGACGCGATGGCGCCGTTCGTGGAGGTGGGTGTGGTCAACCCGGCGGGCCTGGCGCGCTACGTCCTGCAGTACGGCTTCGGCATCAAGGACACCTCGACGATCCTCAACAACCCAACGGACCAGATGATGCAGCAGGGCCAGCAGGACCCCAACGCGCAGGGTCAGCTGCCTCCTGGCATGCCTCCCGGCATGCCTCCCGGCGGCGAGGCGATGCCCCAGGGCGCCGATCTGGCGGGCCAGGGACCGCCCATCGAGCAGATGCCAATGGGTCAGGCTCCGCAGATTCCACCGGAGCTGCTTGCACAAATGGGCGGGTGAGATGTGGTTCAATAGCGCCTGACACAGAGCAACCAGGAAGGACTCGTGTTGTCAGACGCATATCCCTTCGGGGAGCCCGAAGCCGTCGATCCCGTGCCAGACGGGGCAGTCGAAGGTGATGGCATCCAGGCCGACCCAGGCCCACCCCCGGAGCCCGAGCGCTCTTACCTCGACCTCGACGACGACACGGCCCAGCGCTACGTCCGAGTCAGGGTGGATGGCGAGGACGTAGAGGTTCCACTGAGCGAAGCTCTCACGGGCTACAGCCGGACGGCCGACTACACCCGCAAGACACAGGAGCTGGCCACACAGCGCCAGCAGGCTGAGTACGCACTCACCATCGAGCGAGCACTGCAAGCTCAGCCAGCCGAGACGATTCGGCTCCTCGCACAGCAGTACGGAGTGGACTTCGGTCAGCAGCAAGCCCCGGCGCCAATCGCGCCGGGCGACTTCGATGACCTCGACGACAACCCCTACGTCGATCCGGTCGAGCGCAGGCTCGCCCAGATCGAGCGTCAGAATCAAGCCCTGACGCAGCAGTGGGAGCAACGTCAAGCGAACGAGCAGCTGCGATCGGCGGTCGGCCAAATCCAGCAGCGGTACCAGCTGAGCGAGAACGATGTTCGCGAGGTCGTGTCCACGGCACTGCAAGCCCGCATGGGCCCAGAATCGTTCGACATGATCTGGAAGACGATCGCCTTCGACCGGGCCCAGACGGCTCAGTCCCAGGCGCAGGCCCGCACGGCAGCGCAGAACGCGCAGCGCCAGGCGGCAGGAGCGAACGCTGCACAGCTGATCGGAAACGGTGGATCTGCCACTCAGGCAGGCACCTCACCGGCCCCGGCCAACGCTGGTCCCATGACCATCGCCGAGGCCTTCGCCGCCGCCGAGCGCCAGCTCGGGCGTAAGGCGGTCTAGGCCCCTCCCGAAGGGACCTTCCGTGGTTGCAGCCAACCCAACGCATCTACCCGTCGACTGGGACGCCCACCTGACGACGACGATGCACAACTACCACCGCACGCTGACCGACAACATCTTCAACGGTCGGCCTCTGCTCAACTACATGATGTCGAAGGGCCGCGTCCGCAAGGTCAACGGCGGCATCTCCATCGTCGAGCCTCTGATCTACGCCGAGGGCGAGTCGGGCAGCTACTCCGAGTGGCAGCAGCTGACCATCACGCCGCAGGCCGGGATCTCGGCAGCTCAGTTCCCGTGGCGCCAGGTGTACGCCACCATCGCCATCAGCGGCCTCGAGGAGGCCACGAACAACGGCAAGGAGCAGGTCCTGTCGCTGCTCGAGGCCAAGGTGATGCAGGCCGAGGAGACGCTCAAGAACCGGATGAGCCGGATGCTCTACGGCACGCTCGGTGGTGGCGCTGATCCGACGAAGGACTTCCTGTCCCTCGACGCGATCATCGACTCGACCGGTGCCATCGGTGGCATCGACCCGGCGACGAACACCTGGTGGAAGTCGATCGAGACCGCCGTCGGCGCCGTCGACGCAACGGGCCTCGAGAAGGCGATGAGCGCTGCGTACCACTCGAGCTCGGACTCGGGCAGCGACCGCGTCGATGCCATCTTCACCGGCCAGGGGACCTACGAGTTCTACGAGTCGACGCTCACCCCGCAGGTGCGCTACACCGACACCAAGTCGGCCAACCTCGGCTTCATGAACCTGCTGTTCAAGCAGACCCCCGTCTACTGGGACTTCGATTGCCCGGCTGGCGTGATGTACGGCATCAACTCGAAGTACGTCGGGCTGGTCTTCCACAGCTCGCGGTTCTTCGCTCAGACGCCGTTCTCCAAGGGTCTGTCGGAGTCGTTGGCCTCGGCCCACGCCACCAGCGGGCTCGCCTCGGCCGTCGATGCGCGGTACTCGTTCATCACCGCGTACGGCAACCTCACCACGCGTCAGCGCCGTCGGCACTTCAAGCTGACCGGCATCTCCGTCGCACCGTGAGATCGTGGGGGCGGGGGGTCCCCCTCCCCGCCCCCACCTGACAAGGAGTTCCAATGCAGCCAGGCGAGGTGTCCCGATACGGCACCACTCAGAATCCCGATGCGGCACGCGTCACCGCTGACGCGCTGTTCGGGACACCCGTTGGCCATCCCCAGGAGAACGCTGCCATCGGCAGCGCGGCGGGCTTCTCGACCGCCCCCTACATCCCGCCCAAGCGCATCTCGCGCGATGGCTTCTGCCGGGCCAAGGCCGACACCTGCAAGGCCCGCGCCGTGCGCGGCACCGACCTGTGCATCTTCCACGCTCCGGGCCAGGGTCGTCACGATCGCCTCGGTGAGGCTCCGTGAACCTGCAGCAGCTGCGGGACTACATCCGCACGCAGCTCGACATGGACGACGAGGAGCTGCCGAGCTCGATGCTCGACTCCTACATCATCGAGGCCTATCAGCGGATGATGTCGATGGAGAACCGTTGGCCCAGCTTCGAGGCGCGCTGGGACGTCACCCAGACAGCCGGTGACGCCGACATCGAGCTGCCCAGCGACTGCGACCCGGCGGGGTTGTTCAGCGTCATCGACGGCACCAGCGGGGTGCGCTTGGTGCAGGTCGCCAACGAGCAAGCCGAGGACAGCTTCAACCAGGTGGCCACGGTCACCACGCCCGTGTACTACACGATCTGGGGTGGGCGGCTGCGGCTGTGGCCGAACCCCAACGTCGAGCGCGCCGTGCGCCTGCGCGGCTACCGCCTGCCGACGTCGTGGTGGCTCACCGGAGCCGGTGCCGAGGTCGACGCAGATCCGCGGCTGCACATCCTGCTCGCTCACTACGCCATTGCGCTGTGCTACGCCCAGCAGGAAGACGAGATCCTCGAGGACCTCTACATGAAGCGGTTCATGTCCGGGTTCACCGCAGCGCGCAACGCCATCTGCAACCCGCGTCATCACCGGCCGCTGATCTACGCCGGGGGCCTGCCCTATGGCGACACCGGGGCCACGAACATGGTCTGGTCCAATCCCCCGGTGGCGCCCTGATGCCCAACCGCCTCGATCCGATCAACCTCGTCGACTTCTCGGGCGGCATCAACACCCGCGCCTCGCCGTTCCAGCTGGCCGAGAACGAGACCGCCGAGTCGCTCAACGTCGCTGTCGATCGCCTCGGCGGGATCTACTCGCGCCCCGGCTGGATGAAGTGGTCGGCCGGTGACCTGTGGCCCGACCCGCTGACGTGGGACCCGCGGCGCGCCTTCATGCATAGCCTGTCCGACGGGCTCGACGTCGTCTACGTCGCTGCCAACGGCACGCTGCTGGCCTCGGCCGGGTCGACCACGCTGACCGATCTGCACGTCCCGGTGGCGGCGAACAGCCACATGGTCGACTTCGCCTCGATGGGCGACACGCTGTTCATGGCGTGCGGTCGCACCAACGTCGGCTACACGCGCACCGGCATCTCCCCACCGGCCCCGCTCGTAGCGGTCGGGGCCGGTGGATGGAACGACGACTACACCAACCCGGTCGGCGGCAAGATGCCCAAGGCCGAGCTGTGCGAGGCGCACGCGGGCTACCTGTTCACCGCCAACCTCGTCGAGGACGGGGTGACGATGCCCAACCGCATCCGCTGGTCGCACCCGACCAGCGCGGGCGACTGGGCCCAGGCCGACTACATCGACATCATCTCCGAGGGCTCGAAGATCACCGCCTTGATGAGCTTCCAGGACCACCTGCTGGTGTTCAAGCCGGACGGGGTCTGGGCCATCTACGGATACGACGCCGAGTCGTGGCAGGTGGTCAAGAAGTCGACCACCGCCGGGGCGCCGGGCCCGCAGGCCGTGACGCGCTCGGAGCGGGCGGTGTTCTTCTACTCGGGCTCCGACAGCGGCGCGGTGTACGCCTACTCGGGCGAGGAGCCACAGGAGATCTCGACCGGGATTCGCCGCTCGCTGGCCACGATCACCCAGCACGACAAGGTCTGGGTCGGGTGGTTGAAGCGCAAGCTGTGGGTCACCGTGCCGTGGAGCTACAGCGGCCCGGCCGACGACTCGACCGGCGTGTTCGTGTTCGACCCAGCGGTCAACGAGAACGGTTGCTGGATGTTCTACAAGTCCGCAGCCGGTGGCCTCGGCCCGCTCGTTGGCGGGTCCAACATCCACACCTCGGCCTTCCCGATGGGCGTGCTGCGCAACACCGAGTGGCCGCGGATCGTGATGCTCGATGCCATCGAGGACCAGGCCTACGACCTCGTCGGCGACGTCTCCGTGCTCGGCTCGACGACCGGCTCGTCGTGGGACTTCCCGGCGATCCTGACCGGCGACGGCTACGAGATCATCGCTACGGGCACGCCGGGGGCGCTGCCCTTCGAGACCATCTACCGCACGCCGTGGGTCACGGGCGGGTGGCCGACTCGTAAGAAGTCCTTCCGCCGCCCTGACTTCGTGTGCCGCCGCACCGGGCTCACCCACCAGCTGCGCATCCAGAGCTTCCGCGACTACGAGGAGGTCAACGCTCGTCGTCAGCACACCATGCAGATCGACTCCCAGGGCATCACGCTGTGGGGCCAGTTCGACTGGGGTGATGGGTCGCAGTGGGGGGCGGGCCGCGCCACCGGCAACAAGATCGTGCGCGGTGGGAGCTTCGGGCTGTGCAAGGCCCTGCAGGTACGCATCACCGGGATGACCCCCGGCGCCCGCTGGGGCATCGACGCCATTGTCTTGAAGCACGTCATGCGGAGGTTCCACTAATGACCCTTGTCCTACCCAACGACATCGTCAACGGGGCCCTCGCCGACGCCGTGCCGGTCGAGCAGAACTACCAGATCATCCAGGAGTACATCAACGGTGAGCTGATCCACCGCGACGGCTCGGTGGCGATGACCCAGCCCCTGCTGCTGTCGGCCGACCCGGTGCAGCTGCTGCAGGCGGCGACCAAGCAGTACGTCGACAACCTCCTGCCGGTCGGGATCATCCTGCCCTGGGCGGCGCCGACACCACCGGCCGGGGCGTGGCTCGCCTGCGATGGCTCGGGCGTCACGGCGACCGCCTACCCCAAGCTGTTCGCCGTGATCGGCACCCGCTTCGGGGGCAACTCGACCACCTTCCTGCTGCCCAAGATGGCCGGGCGCTTCCCGGTCGGGCTCGACCTCACCCGCACCGAGCTCAATACCGTCGGCAAGATCGGCGGCACCTTCACCGTGCCGGTGCCCGCTCACTCCCACCCGATGCCGCACACCCACCTGATGCCGCACACGCACGAGCACCCGCACACGCACGAGCATGTGCACACGCACACGAACAACCACGATCACGCCGCCTTCAACACCTCGAACCCGCTGACCGGTCACCGCCACGACGTGAGCCAGCGCCAGAACTCGACGCCGGGCACCACCGGCTCGGTGATGATGGCCAGCGCCACCGGCACGACCGTGGCTGGCTTCACCGGCAACGACGACACCGTGCACGCCCACCAGGTCAACGTGCCGAGCTACGCCGGGGCCACGGGCGCGGCGAGCGACGCCACTAGCGGCCAGCCCAGCGAGGCCACCAGCGGCCAGCCATCAGCGGCCTCGACGGGGGCGGTGTCGACGCCCAATACGGCCAGCTTCGGCACCTCAGGTGCCGAGATGCTGCAGCCCTTCGTGGTCGTCACCTACATCATCCGGGCGGGCTGAGATGGCACTCGTCGACTCTGGCTACTACGAGCAGCAGCGCCGCGGGGTCGACGATCAGTACGCCGCGCAGCTGGCGTCGAACACCTTCGCTCGCACCCTTGCTCAGCAGCGCGGCAACCGCGACCTGAGCATGATGAGTCAGAGCTTCAAGCGTCAGACGCCGAGCTTCCTGTCGAGCTTCGGGCAGCGTGGCTTCGGTGGTGGCAACGTGCGCTCGGGCGTGATGCAGCGCTCGATGCAGAACTACCTCGGTGACTTCACGCAGCAGTACGGCACGGCGCAGAACGATCTCACCAGCCAGCTGCGCCAGTACGACCTCACCGGCACGCAGCTCGGTGCGCAACACTCGAGTGCCCTGGCTGACATCCAGCTGGCCAAGGCGCGCGAGATCGCCTACGCCGCGCAGAACATCGAGGCGCTACGCCAGTCACTCGGAGGTGTCTGATGGCAACGAATCCGTGGAGCAACTGGACTGCCCCGGCGACAGGTGCGACGAAGACGCGCAACCAGCAGCAGCGACGCAACAACAGCCCACAGGGTGCCCGGAAGCCGGGCATCCCGTTCGTCCAGTCGCTCTGGCGTCCGCCTCCCGCGCCGGGGACGCCGGGCGCCTACGCCCCCAACGCCATCGACCGTTCGCTCATGCGCATCGGCGGCAACGCTGTCACCAACTCCTTCGCTGCCAACGCCCCCGGTCCCAGCGGTCCTGGCGGCAGTAGTGGCGGTGGCGGCGGCGGTGGTGGTGGCGGCGGTGGTGGTGCAGCCAAGCCCGCCGTGACCCAGGCGATGATCGACGCCCTCACCCAGGCGCTCGGCGTGCGCGGCCCGCAGCTCGGCTACACGCCGCTGCCCGCCTTCCAGGGTCAGCGTCTCGGGGCCTTCAACGCTGCGCCGTACAACACCCAGCGTGGGCTGGTGAACCAGGCCGTCACGGCCGACACGGCGAACATCAACACCAACCAGGCAGCCACCGCGCAGGCGG